TCGGGCGCTTGGAAGTTACCGATTCGGACCTTGGCCCACCAAACCGAATCGACCTGGACCTTGTAGAGAATTTGCGCGGCCCCGTACCAGTTCGACGTCAGCCGAAACGTGTCGTGCGCGATGTCCGCGAAGGGGTGATCCGCATAATCGACGTCGAGTTGCGCTTCTACCACGCCGTTGACAACACAGAGCCCGACTTCGCCGTCGGGGATATCCTCGATCACCACTCCAAAATTGCCGATGTGATGATAAGCCGGGTCCGGCGTCGACGTGTTCGGCTTCTTCCCTGACCAAATGAAATTGCGGGCCCAGTCCATGACCTCGACGCCGCTATCGTCAAACTCGCCGGCGTCGACCGCCGATAGGCATTCATGAAGCGCGAGCACATCGCCCGCGGCGACGTCGGATCCGCTATCGTTTTGGATGGAATCGACGCCCGGATTGTACTGCCGAACGGTGCGAAGGGCGCCGCCAAGCCCCAGCTTTTGGCGTAGCCGGTAGAAGTCCGCCGCCTCCGCCATGGCGTTATGGTCGGCGGCTTTGATGGGTCGCGCGAATTGTCCCACTCGGCGCTTCTCGATCATCAATGCCCCCAACCAAAAACGGGCAGGTAATTAACCCACTCTCGCCCCGCCGGCCGGACAATTTCCATACATTGAAGCTGGCGAACCTTCCGCCCGTTGTTGGTCGTCGTTTTGTAGGTCGGAGAGAAGACGTCCCAACCCTTCTTGTCGATCCCGGGAATTCCGCCGATCGTCAAGCCGGTTTGGTTGTACGAAATCGCGAAGCTATAGGACGCCGTCGCTTCGGTGTTGGACTCCGTGAACGTGCCGCCAAGGTAGACCGGTTCGCCGGCTGCGTACCCCAAAAAAGAATCGTTAGCGGGAAAACCGACCAACTTTCCGATCGCCTTGATATAGGACCTGATCAAAAACCCTTGCGGGTGCCGAAATTGGACGTTGATTTTGTCTTCCGCGATGGGGATGTCGGTCCCGTGCACTTCGTCGCCGTCGACGCCGATCAATCCGCCGTTGTTGACGATATCGGCCGCGGTCGCGCCATAACCGGCGATCCGCCGCCCCGCCGTCACGTGCACCGTGCCCCCGGCTTGGTCGACTTGGATCTGATACGCGCCGACCTGTTTGTTGCGAGGACCGTAGGCCACGGTGATATCGTAATTCAGCGCGTAGTGGTTTTCGTGAATCTGGATATCGTTCCAATAAAGCGTACCTAAGCTGGTGCCGATCGACGGGGCGTTTGCTTTGATGTAGGCCATTGCGTAGGACGCGACGTAGTCGAAGTAATCCTGAGATCCGATCGACACGGGGGGCTTGTCGATCGCCCGCCACTTGTGGAGCGCGCGCGGATTCTCGGCGCTCAAGTTGACATCGCCGCCGGTTACGCGTTCAAATGTCATCGTCATCCGTGCACAAATCCCATCGCAAACATAGTAAAGGCGTGCGTCATCGCCGCTTGCTCTTGAAGCTGTTTATCCGTGAGCTTCTTCAACTCGCGGATGTCGCCGGCCATGCGTTGCTCGATCGTTCGGCCGGTTCCATAGCCCGCGGCAACCGCCGCCGCGGCGTGTGTTGTGACAAGGTCCGGCGTGACAAGTTTGCCTTTGGCCGCTACTGGACCCTCCGCCCCTTCCGGGCCCGGGGCCGCTGCCGGTCCCTTCTTGGCTTCGTCCTTGCGCTCTCGCGCGGTTTTCTTCCTCAGATCAGCGTCAGCTTTGTCGAGATCGCCGGTCAAGCGGTCGATCTCTTCGCGAGCCATACGCGCCGCTTCGCGGATCGCCTCCATCCCGTCAGCAGTCGAATCGGCGGCGCCTTTTGCCGCTTCGTCGGTTCGAGCCGCCGCCGCGGCGTTGATCTCGTCCAGCTTGTTTTTGATCGATTCGGCTTGCGCGGCGATGTTGCCCTCCGCAACGCTGCCAGCTTCGGCGACGATGTCGAACGGCAGCGCGAGCTCCGCGCCAAACGCCGCGGCGTCTGCAAGTTCCTGATCGATCCAAGCCAGCTCCGCCTCGATCTCACGGCGCGGCGATTGCTGATGCTCGAGCCGCGTCTCGAATTGGACGCGTTGCGTCAACAACCGCTCACGCTCGCCGCCGGTTGCGTCCTCGAGCTGTTTGTCTATCTTGGCGATCTCGTCGAGAATCGGCTTTGTTGACGTTTCCTCGTGTCGTGTCGCAAGTTCGAGATTTGCTTCCGCTTCCTGTCGTTGCTGCGTCAGATTTTCAATCCTCCGCGTGACCATTTCCCGCTGTTGCTGCTGGGTTTCCTCACCCCTGGCTTGCTCTTTGACCAAATCGACCCCCGTATATTTCTCGAAGGCCTTCGCGAAGACGGGGTTGTTGGCAAGCCGGAGAATCTGTTTTGTGATGTACGTTACCGCGTCGCGCCAGACGTTGGTGATCGCGTCGGCAACGCTCGTCATCGTGTTAATGACGCCTTCAGAAAACGTCGCCCAGAGAAGCGACAGTTGCGACAGCGTGTCCGACCAGGCCCCGGCAAAATCGCCGCTTGCCAGCCGGCCAATGATTCCGGTCGCGGTCTCGCCGATGATACTTTGAAGCGCAAGGAGTCCTTCGGCGGCTAGCAGCTTCAACTTGGCGAACTCGATCTTTAGCCGCGCGACCGCGGACTTCCAACCGGCAACCGCAATTTCTTTGGCTCGAGCGAAATCACCGCTCACCACGGCGTCAAATATCGCCCCAAACGTCCGCTTGGCGGTATCGAGTAATCCGCCGAACAGCCCGGAAAGCGCCCCTACAGCGGCCTTTCCGGCGTCTGTGAAGCGAATCCAAGCGGCGACGCCGGCGACAAGCCCGGCGACGATCAAACCGACCGGCGACAGAACGAGCCCGATCGCCGTCCCCAGGGCTGCAAGGACCGTCCCCAAGCTCGAGATCACCAGCCCGACGCCGACGATCCCGGCGCCCAGAGCCGTAACCGCGGTACCAACCCCCAACAGCGCAGCACCGACCCCGGCGACGACCCGGATAAGCTGTTGGTTTTCGTCCACCCATTTGCTGATCGCAACGACGATATTCTTGACCGCTTCGAGCCCGGCTAGGATCGGCTCCGCGAGTTTCGCCCCGACGGTGAAGATCGTCGACTTGAGCACTCGGCGCACCCGGTTCAAGGCGTCGGTCACCTTGGCGGCGTTGGCGACTTCTTCGTCGCTAGGGACGATATTTAGGTCCTTGGCTTCGTCTCGAAGTTTCTGGATCCCTTCACGGCCCAGCGCGAGAAGCGGTAGGATCTTGTCGACAGCCGTCCCAAATGCCCGTTGTGCCAGCCCGGCTGCGGACGCTGCGTCCCCGTGCTGACTCATCGCGTCGGCGATCGCTAGAAGCTGTTCTTCCGGGTTCATCTTGTCGAGCTGTTGAGCGGACAGCCCCAACATCTGCAGGGCTTTGACTTGCTCCTTTGAACCCATCCCGACGGTGATCCGGCCGATACGTCGATTCATTCGCAATACGGCGTTCTCGACGTTTTCCAGACTCGCGCCGGACTGTTCCGCGGCGAAGCCCAGCTCGGCCAGCGCGGGGGCTGCAATCCCGGTGCGTGCGCTCATCTTGTCCAGCGCGTCGCCGACGTCTGCAAACTGGTGGACGGCGCCGACCAGGGGGGCGACGATCGCAGAGCCCGCCGCCGCAATGCCGGCCCCCATAGCGCCGACACGCATCCCGAACCCTTGCACCATATTGCCGGCGCCATGCAAGCTCTTGACGAGATCCTTTGTCATATCGTTCTTGAGGAACAGGCGAACAAACGCGCCGCCCGCTTCGATATCACGTCGTCCGGGCATGATCTACTAACCGCTGCTCTGGTGTTAAGTTCGCTATGGTTTCTTCCAGTTCCGGCGGGAAGGTCGTGATCGCGTCCCACGTTGCGATTTCGCCGGTTGTCAAGTAGTCGTCCCAATTGAACTTTTTATTGGTGCACAAACGCCAAACGTCTAGCGCTAGGCTGCGTCGTTGTCGGCGTCGGGCGTGGGCTCTGATCCAGAGTTGCCGGAGGGTGATTCCCCTTCCGACGATTCCGCACTCCCCGGCGAGTTCTTGCCAGATGTCGAAGGGGTGCCCTCCTGGCCACCAGCAGACGCTAACGCCTTCAATTTCTCCAAATCGGTAATGGTCCCGCCGGCTGCCTTGATCTGTTTCGCGAGTTCCGCTTCCGCCCCCGCCTTCATCTCCGGCGGCATGCTCTCGATTGCCGTGAAGATGGGCGCGACCGTTTCCCAGATCTCGTTGAACTCTTTCCCGGTGATGATCACCTGTTGGTTCTTCTTGCGCTTCTCCAAGTTGGACTGTATCTCGGACCATTCGCTCGGAGGGAAAAAAACACTTGCCGCCGTCAGCATGGCCTTACGGCCACTTTCGATGGCGGCGCCGACGATCGTCTTAGCGAACTCTCGTCGGCTTTCGGGGTATTGGTCAGCGCATACGCTCGCAAGAACCATTCCCACCGTTGGGGAATGCGTCGCTAAGCGATGCCAGCCCGCGGCGGACCAGTCCCCCAGATCGACGCCCACTTCGGAGCGGACGTCCTCGAGGATAAAGCCGTCGAGTTCTACCTTCCACTCGCGGCCCTTGCCGTCTTTGAAAACCGCCATTTATTAACCTCCCTGTAAGGGATTTGTCTCGCGGGTCGGGGGGGGGGTTACGGTGTCGAGTCTTCGCCCGACAGAACGAACAGCGTCGCCGCCTGTGCGCTGTCGTGACTGGCGAAGGCTTTCGTGATCGGGTTGCCGGTGTACGTGTTCGTATCTCCGCCGCTCACGTTGACGATCGTTGTCCCCTTGACGAAGGAACCGTTCGCCGTCTCGTGGACGAGATCCAACTCGTTAATACTGACGGACCCAGAATCCTGGAAATCGATATGCGCCTTCGCGCCGGTATCGTTCAAGTTTCGGTAGAATACGCCGATGATCTGGATCTGGTCGCCGTCGATCGAGCACGGGTTAATCTCCGTCTGCTTGCAAACGGTGATCGACGTTGTCAGCACGGGCAGGGCGTCCCCTGCCCCGCCGTCAATTGTGACATCGCCCCCGCTTGCGCTAGCGGTCATCCCGTAGCGAACACCACCGGACCAGTAAACGTCGACCGTGTCGCCGTCAGAGATCGTATGAGACGCTCCCAGGTTTGCGAACCCGGTGTTATCGTCGACGCGTTCGTCAAGCGTCCCGGTGTTGTCGGCATGCAATGCGGCAAGCGCGATCTCGAACACGTTCGGGTGATCAAACGTTACCGCGGCTTCGTTGTTGTTGAACGAATACCCGGGGAACGAAAACGACTGTTGATGTTGTGCGGAGGGCATTGTGTTTTATCCTTATCGGTGTTTCGTACCAATCCCATATACAGCGTGTTCGGGTCGGTGTTACCCCACGGTCCAAGCGCGGTTATCGTCGGTCGGGTGCCCTGTGAATTCGATCACCTGTCCATCGGTTAGCGGACCTGGAGAATTCGCCTCGAGATACACGTCTCCGTCGAATTCGGTCTCGCCGCCGCTGTAACGAACAACCTTGATTGCAACCGCTGCCCCAGTACGATAAGCAGCTAGCAGAGCCGCAATCGTCGCGTCGCCGTCCTTGTACCGCACTGAGAAAGTGACCTCCGCAGCGATTTGCACGACCTGTTCGGTTTTCTTGGGGACGGCGGTTCCGTCGCCTCGATCGCTGGTATCGGCGAACGTCGGAGCGCCGCCGACGTCAATGTCGGTCGCATAACTTATCAGCGTCGAAGCCGTGGCGCCCGCGACGCCGTAATAAAGCATCCGCTCCCAACCAGCTCGTTTTTTTGCCATCGTTAAGCCCTTTCGATTAGGTCCAAGCGGATGCAATCAAAATCCAGCGTTTGGACAGTTATTGCGAATTGGTTCGCGTTGTTGAGTTGCTCCTCTGTGACGATCACCCGCTCGCCGCGCTCCTGCGCCGCAAGCAACATCGCAACGGCGTATTCTCTAGCCGATCGTTGCTCTCCAGTCCCGATGAAATCTTTCGACATTGCGCAACAAAGCCGGATACATCGTCGCCCTTTCGGGATACTCCCGACCTTCCTCTTCGAGTCCGTGCTCGTGTGTTGCCGCGATATGATCAACCCGCGACTCGCGAAAACCCGTCACGGCGCTTTCGTCGTTCCAATCAGCCCACAAGGCACGTTTGAAAAATCCCGGTTTGTGTTGTGTAGGCGGCTGCCCTTTTGGGGCTACCTTCTCGCGGTTTTTTTTGTGCTTGATTGATCGGCTCGCGTCCTTCCGGATGCTCAACGCGCCGTGTCGCAAGTTCTCAAAGGACGCCTTCTTCGTCGCCTTGGTGACGCGGTTGGATCGGTTGGTAAACTTCGTTGCAACGCCGATCATGATCCGTCTTCTCCGGTGACCTCGAATACCTCCCGGCACACGCCAAAAAACTGTCGATAATCTCGCAAGTAATGAGGGCTATACGGAACAAGAATCCGCGACGTCTCTTTGATCCCGTCTCGCTTGTCGATCCACTCGGCGTCAATAGAATCGATAGGCCGCGGGTTGAGCCAAAAGTATTCATGAATCTGTTCGACCAACCGAACGAGCGCCTTTAGTTCCTCTTTTTCAATGGTGCGCCCGCTTCCCTGGTTGGCGACTCCCAGCTTTTGGCGAACGTCAATATCGTATGTGGCGACATAGCTAAGCTCGGTCCGGTCGTGACGGTAGGCGATCTCCTCTTTGGGGACAATAACGCGGACGTGTAGATCGTTGTCCGTCAGTTCTTTGTCTTTGTTCCGCCCCTCGAAGTCCCATTCGACGTCGAAACTCGTTGTTTCAAAATCCGACGCATCGCGCGCAGTCTCCAGCGCTGTTGCCAGCCCTTCCGCTACGTCGACTATTTTTGCGTCAGACATCCGCCGTTATCCGTTTTGTGTGCACCAACCACCGGTAACCGCCTGGCTGTAACTCCGCGGGCGGTTTCCCCGGAATCGGCAAAATCTCGTATTCGTCGCTTCCCTCGACGATGAACATCCCGGCAACCGGTTCGACGGTTTCGCCACCGATCACCAAACTTGACACGGGAAGAAACCAATCGCGGCAAACCGTTTTGACTCGCAAGCCAGTTTCATGCTCGATTGATTCATACTCTTGGTCGTCGTACGTTGCCGTGAATGCCGCGCTTTCAATCCCTGCGCTGCGAAGCGTTACCGAAACACCAAAAGCCCGCTCGTTTGCGGGCTGTACTCGAGCCTCGAAGCGTTGGTGAAAAAGCGTCGGCATAAAATAGCCCCGACCCGGCAGCCGGGCGGCGTGGACCCGACTGCCGGGCAGTCCGCGAGACTACGCGTAATCGGGCAAGTTCATCTCGATTCCGCATTCAAGAATCGAAAACTTGTCCGTGTTCGTGTCCGCAGTCTTCTGGATTTGGAAGAAGAACTGCAAGCCGCTCGTATAGTTCGACATATCGAACCGCGTGCCGCTTGCGACGCGACGCGACGACCCTTGCGAGTTCGGACCATAGAACTCGATATTGCTGGGTCGACCGGTCGAGGCGCTCGGCGGTTCGACGGTCGTATTGCGTGCCGCGAAGTCGATCTCGTAGCGTCCCCATGCTGTCGAACTCAGCGTAAGCCCGGTGGCTTTGTCGTCGTTGTCGTTGGTCCCGTCGTCGGTTTCCACGACGACCGTGTTGTTGGCGATGCAACGGAACAGCGCAGCTTGTGCGATCGTGTCGATATCGTCGTTGCGTGCACCCGTGAGACCCCACGCAAACGACGTCGCAGAATCGAGCGTTTGGTGCGCCTTGACGATAAACCACGCCCGAATGATCTCGTCGATATCGAAGGGCAGCTTGTCCCCCATGTAAAGACACAGGTTTTGAATCTCGGACGTGTTGTCGAAGGACAACTGCAACCCGCCACCGTTCAGCCCGATCATTGTCGGCGTTCCGGCGGACGACGTGTCCGCTTTGCACCACGGGCCCCCAACATTCGACGCCGTCGCCGCGATGTTGTGATACCCCCGGAAGTCGAACCGGTAGGTTCTTGTCTGCTTACCCATTGGTTTTTTCCTTTTGAAAAATCAAGGACTGCCTGTCTTAGCAGGCGTTGCAAAAAACGTTCGCAAGGACGGCGAAGCTACGCTCCGGTTCCGGCGTTGCGCACGGCAAATCTCCAGTTCTTCACGGCAACGGCGATGCGACCCTCAAGACTGACCCAAGTAGTCTTGTTTTCCGGGTCGTACCAGCGTTCACGACGTCCGGCCGTTCCAAAGCCGTTGAAGTAGGCACGGACAACCGTAGCGGTTTTCAGTCGCGTTGGGCTGCGCAGCCCGTACCAAATGATCGAGCTGCTCGCGCGAAGCTCCGATTCCGGAACGGTCTTGACTTGACCGCGATACAAGCCGACATTCGCGGTCGTCGCCGCTTGCTTTGATTCGCCAAGCAGCTGGTAGTTGAAGAACGTCCGGCGCGCGGCTTGATAGACCGCACCCGTCGGGCAGAAACAGACATTCAACGCACCGCGGACCCGTCGGGCGGTGTTAATTCCGCCGATGTCCGCGTAGGCGGTTTCCATCAACGCCCATTGCGCATCGGACGGCGCAGCCCCACCGGTCACGATGTTGTGGTTGGTCGCGCTGCCGACGTCCGTCCGGTTGGCGAACAAGGCCGAGCTGTCCAACAACGTGGCGTTGGCGGTGTACTGTTCAACAACAAGGCGGTTTTGTGTGACCATCCATGCTTCATTGAGTCCGAGCATACCCTCGGCAAACGCGTTCATATCGTCGTTAGCGATGAGGACCGGGGTCCAACCCCATTTGTTGCCGAATCGCCGCAAGAACAGGTAGGACAGGATCTCTTCGGACAGTCCCAATTGAGTGAACGTCTCCGCGTCCTTGAGTTCGTCCAGCTCTTCGACGATCCCCTTGTTGACCATCGAAGCCGGCTTGAAGTCGTTCAAGCCACCCGGCAACACGGCGGAGACCTCGGGGAAGCTGTAGTCGTCGTCAAGCTGGATCGTGTCCAGGAACTTGTTTGCGAGACTGCTCAAGATGTTGGGGAAATCCCCCGGACGCGCAGCCGGAACCCCCGCGGCGGAGATATATTTGCGCTCTTCGTTGGCGGAGTAAAACGCAAAGCGTCGGCCGGGTTGCCCCATTTCCATTGCCTGAGTTGCGATTAACTCTTTGTCCCCGAACATATCGACGCGCTGTCCGGCCATTTGGAGGCACTCGCCGGCAACAGCCCACAACGGCCGGTTGGACAATTGCTGCGCGTTGTCGCTGAGATTCTCGTACGGAGCCCCGGCGCGATACGCCAGCGCTTCGACGATATCCGACGCGTAGCGGTCCGCCCCTTCACCGGTCACGTTGATCCGATTCGTGGGGATCGGTGATTCGTCTTCGGCGAGTTTCTTGTTCCAAGCCTCCATTGCCTTCTTCGGCTGCAACTTGTCGTCGAAGGCTGAGAAGATCATTGCAGACGTGACCGCCTCGTATCCGGCGGCGCGGTTGACTAGGTCGGCCGCGGCTCGCAGATCGGAAAGCCGGGCTTCGGCGTGCTCGGGATGTTCCCGCGGCGTCGACGATCCGGGCGGCGTTTCTTCGCCCTTCGGCGCATTCTCCGACGGGGGATCGTCGGGCGGGGGATCGCTTGGCGCCGGATCTTCCGGCGGGTCCGTTTGGCTTTGCGGTTGCTGCAGAGCCGCGAGAATTGCGGACGCGTCCTCGGGGACCGATTCGCCCCGAAACCACGCCTTTAGAGCCACCTTGCAAACTTCGTCGGAAGCCTCGAGCGAATCGATCAGCCCCAACGCGAATAATTGTGCTTTGACTTTAGGGTCCATTGTTGACCTCCCTTTTTGAGATTGACCGGTCACAACCGGCGTTTCGTCTTCGTCCGTTTCCTCGACCGGTACAGCCTCGGAATCGTCGCTGAGTCCGCTAATCGTTTCGCTGAAACCCGACACGACGGCGTCAATCATGCCGCGCGTGATCACAATATCCGCCCGCATTGCGTCGCCTTGATCGAAGCCGGCAATGACGCTATCGGGGGCCATGTTTCGATACTTGGCGACGTCCTCAATAAACGGCCGCCCGTACGAATCCGTGAAATCCTGTAGCGTCTTCCGTGCGTCAGAGGATAGGGGCTCGAAGCTGTTGCCGTGTTTCTTTTTCGGCGAGTCCTTGTTAACGAACACCGTCGCACCGACGCCGAACTCTTCGAGCATCCCCGACAATTCCATGTGCGTGTAAATCGATCCGACGGAGCCGATCATCGAATCGGCGGTTGCCTCGATCCGGTCATGCGCCGCGGCGAAGTAGTAGCCCGCAGAGCCGCACACGGATTGCACGTAGGCGACGAGGGGCTTCGTCCCTCGCATATTGAAGACGAGATCCGCGAGCCGCTTGATCCCGATCGCAGAGCCCCCGGGGGTGTCGAAGTAGCCGATTACCGCTTTAATTTGGGGATTGTCGACGGCGCGCGTGTATTCTCGCTCAAGCACTTGATAGGACGACGCGTAGCCGTAGCGAACACAATAGTCGACCGCGTCGCGGAGGATCCCGACAACGGGAATGACTGCCACACCGTTGATGATCCGCGTTGACGTCTCGGCGTCTTGACCACCGAACGACAGCGAAGCGGTTATCGCCTCCCAGTCGCCAGCGCTTACAGCTTCCTGAATCGACGCAAAAGCCGACGGCATGATCGACCAGGGCTTGCCGTCAAGCAGGCAGGCGCGCATCCGTGCGAGCTTTCGGCGTTTGCTTTGCTTACTCATCCGCGGCGGCCTCCGTGGTTTCTTCTGCTTCCTCCGCTTCCTCCGCTTCCCCCGCTTCCTCAGTGGCGTTCGGCGGACCGCCGCCGCCGCCGCTAAAGTCGAGCGATACGCCGAAAATCTGGGTTACTTTCGTTTCAATCGCCCGTTGCATCAGCACGCGCAACCAGTGTTGCCCACGTTTGGCGCATTCCTCCTTGAATGTGCTAATTCCCGTGCGAAGCCGCTCCGTTCTCGCTTGTCCCTCCTTGTAGGGATCCAGCAATTCGCGGCCGTTGCCGATCGCGTCGAAGCGTTGGTAGGTTCGGTAAGCGTCTCGGAAAATTCTCGGCCTGACGCTGCGAAACAAACCACCCGCCGCCGCCATCGCGTTGAACTCTCGGCGGATACGCAATGCGACGTGGGTCGCAAACCAGCGTTGCAAGGGGGCAATATGCAGGTCTTCATCGAGCTTCGCCGCGCGGGTGCTGCTGAAATTTGTGCTTGCGTAGTCGCCTGTAAGCGTGTAGTAGCTGATTCCGACGCCGCCGGCCTGGTCGCGGTCAAGCATCTTTAGAAACGCGGGCGCGTCTTTGTTGGGACGAGTTTCCCGGATCATGTCCAGTTCTTCGTCCTTGTCGAGAATCACCGCGGTTGGCGAATGTCCGAGCTTGAACTCCCGGTTGCCGTAGTCGTCATCATCGTCATTGTCGTCGTCGAAGCCCCAAGCGCCGTATTTGGCGCCGTCGGTTAGCTTCGCCATAAACGCGAACGCCGCATCGATCGCCGCGGACCGAATCTCCGAATCAACGTAGCTGTCGCGGTCCCAGGTCGTCTGGCCGGTTGCGTCGTACCACGACGCGCCAAGCGCTGAAGACGGACGATCGAACAACGTTACATCGATAACGCGTTCGGCCGGGATCCGCTTCCGGTGAGTCGCCCCCGTCGCGATTCCGATCGAGTCGTGGGGATGATCGACGTAAACGTGATAGGCAACCGTCCGATTGCCAGCGTCGAACTCGACGCCGCCGGCGATCTTGTTCTTCCCAGGAGACGCCGGCCGGTCTCTCGATTCGTCGAGCTGTTCTCGCTCGATCAACTGATATGCGAGGGGGACCAGGTCGTAATCTTTCCGGAACGTGCGGACGATCAGACAGCTCCCCACGGTGACGCACTCGCCAAACGCGAGCCGCTCCATATCCATGCGCGAAAGGCGCCCCTCTGCGTCAAATTGCTTCGGATCTCCGGACCATTCGTCGAAGAGATCGTCGGACTCCATCGCAAATTGCAGGCGGGGCCCAAGCTCGCCGTCTTGCAGCGTCTCGAGTTCCGTCACGATCTCGAATAACTCGGAGGGCAAGAACGGCCAAGAGAAAGTCTGAATCCCGGTCCCGACGACCAGATCGGGGAGCGCTTGCCGGATCCGCTTCCCCTGCGCCGTATTGCGGACAAGGTCTCGCGTCCGCCGGTTCATCAGGTTGTGAGATCCAAGAATCGCCGCATCGCCGCTATAGGGTTGCGGTTGGTGATGTTCTCGAGGGCGATCGCGACGCGCGAGACGGTAGGCTTCCCAGGATTGCGCGAGAATTTCGCGGGCATAGGCAGCGCTTCCCGGCACCCGAGCGGGCTTGGAGGGTTTCAGCGGTGCCTTGAGAAACGAGAACACTAGATATTTACCCTGCGCACAGGAACAGCGATTCGACGACCGGCGGCGGACTCGACTTTCGTCTCGTATTCGCTGATCAGCTCTTTCAAATCCCGGATCTGGATTTGCTGTTGCGCCCGCTTGGACTCACTCCAGCTGCTGGTGTCCGTTTGGAGGATCCGCAGCAGGGAGTCCTTCGCCTCATCGAGAATCTGTTGGTCGGTTGCAGCCATGCGCTAATCGTAAGGCAACAACCGGCGCGCAAGATGGGTGCGATTTACTAAATAGTAAATCACCTTTCGCCTATGTCGACCGTGTCAACGCTGCGTCGCTCCCGTAACGCTAGGTCGTGTGCCGCTAACTCCGGCCGCGCTAGTGCGTTGGATTTCCAGCCGCAACGCGGACAAACGAGGATCGTATAGGACGCCGTCGACAGTTCGGCGCTCTTCTCGCAATACACGATTTGACTGGGCCGCTTGCCCCTTGTGCACCGTGGGCACTTGAGCGGGGCCGTCGGTACAACTGCCTCGAAGCGCGTTTTTATTCGCTTTCCGGACTCGTCGCATTTGGGCACTTGGCACGAATAATAGGCAACTGCTGAGTCTTTTTTTCCGCCGCTCGATTGCTTCATTCGGCAATGGTGCTGGGGGCAATACGGGATCCCGTCGAGATCTTTCGCCGGCCGTTCGGCTGTCGGTTCTTCCGGAATCGGTTCTTCCGGAATCTGTGCTTCGATTTCTGGTGTGTCGCTCATTAGAATCCTTTCATGATAGATAAAAGGGCTTTACAGTAGGTTGCGGGGGTGAATCTCGCCGCAAACTCGACACCCGCCGCCGCTCGCTGGTCGGCTTCGCCGCTGTCAAGGGCTTTTTGTAATCGGTCTGCGATCACTTGGGGACCGTCGGGGACGTTGCACTCGATCAAAATCTCTTTGAGATTATCAGCGGTCGCGGGAACGTCCGCGGCGATCGCGGAGGCGGACGCCGGCACTTCGACGTACTTCTGCAGGCGATAGCGATAGATCGAGCTGCAGAAACACGTTATTCGGCTTTGGTTCACGATTTGCGCCATCTGGACTAGATGCCAGTTTGAGCTGGCTTTTTCCAAGACGTTCCCCGGATGCTCGTAGAACAAACAGCGAAGGCCACGAGTCCGAAGAATCGCCAGCGCTTCCCGAAACACGGCACGAAGCGGATAGACGCGGCCGGACATCGACCCGACCAGCGTGCAATCCCACATTTTCGGGTTCTTGTAATCTCGAAATATCGCCGGATCCGCGACGTGGGGAATATGGAAGGCGTGAACACCGCACCATTCGCGGATTCGTTCCTTTTGCTGTAGGTATTCATTGAGATGATGGAAAATCACAAACGTCGGGCGGCTCTGGCGGACCTCCGGCTTAAAGCGTGCCTCCTTTACCTCGTTGTATTGAATCGCCGTAGAGCATGGGAGTTCGCCGAAGCCGGCATGGTCGAGCGGCTTGTAGGCAATCACCAGATCGGGAAGCCCGCCAAATAGATTCTGCAGGTTGTTGGCAACGCTCGCGCGTTCGTCGTATCCCCGCCAACCGATCCCCGTCCGCTTCGGTTTGAGCGGCTCGATCGACAAGAACCGCGACCGGCAGAGCTTCTGCGCGTAGTGGTGTTTGCTCACCAATTGGACGACGTTAGGCAAGGTAGTCACGTTTCCAAGTCTCCCAAAGACAGGTCGGGGGGTGTTCGGCTTCCAGGTCGAGGCCGCTTTTGACGATGACGCGGTCCCACAAATGGACGCCTTTGGCGCCCTCGAGGGAAGGCGGCTCCGGATCGAGGATCCGCCACGCCCGGCTCCAAGGGATGGGACAAAATGCACTCGGCGGCAACCGCTCGATATCGTTGAAATGACGCTCGAAGCCTTCGCTCAACAGCTTCGGACCGAATCGCCCGGCCCGCGGTTCGTCTAATCGAGAAAAAGCCTCAACCGAACACCAACTAATGACGGGATGCTGCGCTTCAAAATGGACGATCGCGAAGTTTGGTATCCGTTTCGTCTCGTGTTCGGTTGAGACGGTGTTTTGTGGGAGATCCTCCGAGCTTAGACAGAGCGTGTCGGTATCAATGAACACGCCGCCGCGGAGGGATAGGAACAGATAACGAAACAAGTTTGCGTGAAGGACGGGGCTATCGAAGTTTCCCTGATCCTTGTATCGGTGGATCGGCGGCGGAAGGACCTCTTCAGCGCCCGATATATCGACGCCGGCCGGCACGTTCTCGACGTCCTCGTATACCCACAAGCGGACCTTGTGACCATGCGCAAGCCAAGAGCTTAGGCAAAGACGCTGGACGATCGACAACTTGTTTCCGATCCAAACCGCGTTAACGATCATTCGCTTGTGTCCTTACGAAACAACGGCAACAGCTCTGCAAAAGCTCCGCCTTTCCCGTGCCATATTCCTCGAATCCCAGCGCGAGCACTTCCGGAACGTCCTCCGGCCCGAACTCTCGAGGCCAGTCGTGCACGATAAAGCCGGAGCCCGGCTTCAGACATCGGGCATAATAGGAAACCTCTTTGCGTTTGTTGCCGTTGTCGAAAAAAACAAACGTGTTCGGCTTCGATAGCTCGGCGCGGATCTTCGCCAACGGTCCGGCTTCCGGGATCACGTCGCATTCTGTGAACGTTACGTTCGTGAAAAAGTGCTCGTGAAATGTGCCGACCGGTTTCTTGCGAACGTCGTAGGTTGCCACCGTTCCGCCGCGAATCAGGAAGGCAACCGCAAGATAAAGCGTCGTCAACCCGCTCCCGGTCCCCAGCTCGACGCAGTTCTTCCACTTTTTGTGCCGTGCGAGAACGTGATCCAGGAATAGCACGTCACCGCGACCGAACGAGCTACGCGCCCCCTGCCCGAATAGGGACCGCGTTGTGCGGTCTTTGGTCAGCGTTAAATACTCTTCAAGCTCGAGATGTCGCTTCCAGCGGTCTCGAAACTCCGTGGCCCTCGCTCGATACTGCACGTATTCGGGGGCGTCCGGCTCTTGGCGGTGCCAAACGTTCGTTGCCGGGCAAAATGCAAGCCGCCACTTTGCCGCCTTGATAACCTTTGTCATAAAGGGGCCATGTTCGCCCGTCTTCAGCAGTTCATCGAAGCGATGATCCGCGAAGAACTCGCGACGACCGGCAGCGAACATGCGGAGCGTCTTGGCGTAGAAATAATGCACGCCGGTTGCGGTTGTCTGCTTTGTCACAGAATCCAGGGGAGCGGACGGGCCCGGAAAGACTTTCCCTCCGCACATGCCGACGGACGGATCCGCGTCCAGGACGTCGACGATCTGTTGCACGTTTGTTGAATCTGTAAATACGAAATCTTCCTCGAGGAATAGCAGATACTTCGTTCGACAACGATCGATTAGACAGTTACGCGCGGCGGCGCAACCAGCGTCGAAGGGGAGCAAGTAAACCTTTCGGCGTCCGTCTTCAGTTTCCAGCGTCTTGTCCCACCAACCGGTTAGACCGTTCTCGGCGATCGCCACCGTAGCCCCGGGGTAGAATCGGTCGATCGAGGCCAGCAGACGCGACAACAGGGCTGGCCGATCGAAGCTCACGATCCCGAATGTAATATCTGCAATTCCGCTCATGATGCCCTCGAGAGATCGAAACAGCGGACCGCGTCCGCGAGTTGCTCGTATCGGATCTTCAGCTTCGGACCGTCGTACGTCGCATAGTGCGAACGTGCGATGCGTACCAAATCGGCGACGTCGCGACCGTAGATCCGGAAATCGTGAAACTTGTATTTTGAGTAGGTCTTTCGCATACGAGCCAGATCACGCTCGACCAGTAAAACGAGCGGTTTGTATTTTGAAAACGCCGGAAGCCAATCATCCCAGGTCAACACAAGCCGCGGATCCTTGATCACCCACGGCGCCGGGATGTTCGCTAGTGCAACGTTAAACTCGGAGGGTCCGACCTTCCGGAATTGCGTAACCTGGCCACAACGATCATCACACGCTAACGCGTCATCACTTGCGACGCCCACACCCCCGCAAGGACAAATCCCCCGCCGGGCTAGCAGCGCTTTGTTAATCAATTGCACGTCGAGATTCTCGGCGACGCCGTCCTTCACAACTCCCAGATTCCAGCCGAGCGCCTCGAGAATCCGGACAAAGACGCGCGTCCCCGAATGTCCAACGCCGAGAAGGACGATACTCGGCGGTTCGGTCTTGTCTTGCGCCCTGCGGTGAAGCTCTGGGCCCCGCGATCGGTGTCGCTGGTAGTCGTGATCGTCGCCGCCGCGGTTATGCTTGACCTTCACGCTTGGACAGTGCGCAACTTTCCAAGAGCTTTCATTGTGGATCGTCTCGAAGAACTCGCGATGCTCGCCGACCTTCAGCGTCGGATTCCAGCGGATCCCGTCGTCGAACACTTGCCGCCGGATCAGCATGAAGTTATCAGCCAAGTCGCATGGCTGATAAGAAATCCCGCCCGGCGTGATTTGAAACGCCGCTTTCGCTGGGACAAGCTGCCCGTCCTCAAAGTCCATCGGAGCCGAACACGCCGCGTCACCGCAAACGATCCCGACTGTCGGGTCGGCGTCTAAGATCTCCTGAAAGGACTCGATCCGCGTCTCTGGTAAAAACTCGAAGTCATCGTCGAGAATTAGAAGATCTCCCGACGTCTTCGAGACGAGAAAGTTGCGCGACTCCGACAAGCCGCAATCAAACGGCAAGACGTGCGTTTCGCAATAGGCGATTGCAACGCTAAGGGTTGCGGGTCGCGCCGGAAGCTGTCGGCCATTGTCGGCAATGACGATTCGCGCGTCCTGATAGAATCGGCGGATCGAGTCGACCAACCGGCGCAGCTTGTCCGGACGGCGGAAGGTCACGATTCCAAATGTAGGGTTATCCGCCATTGCTTCCACTATCGATTGCGGGGGCGTTTTGCCTTCGCTCGCACTCATCGAGGACTGCTTGCGCGTAGTCGACAACCTCGCCCGCTTTGGTTTTCAGGTCTGGGTAATGCCCCGCGATCTGCGCCGCGACCGCTTCCAACTTCGTCAACCCGCCCATAATCAGGACTTCGAGAGATCCCGGATTCTGCATTGTCACAACGGCCGGTTGCGCATTTGGCCCCGGCATGACGGTTGCAGACACGTTGACCTTGTTCGGTTGTAAAATTCGCCGCGGACCGTTGGGTTTGTTCATCTATCGCGCTCCCAGTTCTTCCGGTTTTCGTTGTTGACGCCGCCGCTTGGTCACACGCCGCCGCGGTATGCTGTCAACGTTATCGCGAAACCATCGCTCTACCGACTGCGCAACGAGCATCATCGCGCAGCTATCCCACCAGTGATCTTTGATGAACCGCGGCTTGCGGGATCGCTGTCCGGCCGCTAGTTCGGATTTCATCTGCTGGGCCCCGGCTTCGATATGCGATCCGAAGGCCTTGTGAGCTTGCCACACGCCGGGCTCCGGTACGAACAACTCGAACCGATCCGGATCCCGAGCGTCGAGCATAAACAACTCTTCGACCAACAAATGCCAGTGTTCAGCGCACCAAATAACCTCTGTGCACCGCCGCTGCTGACCTTCGCCGCGGTTCAAATGCCAGTTGTCCCCGATAATGCAACTGTCCGAAGGCGCCGGCGCTTTGTAGTTGGGGGCCCCCTTCGCCGGCAGAAACCGACGCAGCCCCATCTCCATGCAAAAGGTCTCGACCGGTTGGCTTGCCCAACTCTTAAACGTGCCATCTTCGCGCCAACTTCCTACCCAACCCTTATCGATCAAAGTCAAGTCTGTGGCGTGCTCGCGCCCTGTAGAATCGCACAACGGCGAGCGGTCCCAATCGTCGACCATGCGGCGCAACCCGTCGAGGATCAGCGATTCGGCTTGCTGTACGGTCGTTTCGCTGGTGCCGTGCGACCGGACGTTGTAGTCGATGATCCGATGCTCGCAAACGCTGTCGGAACTCATGGCGGCGTCGTGAAGCTCGACCTTTCGGACGTCAACGCCTCGAGTGATAATCGACGTCGTGTCGTCGACCAACAGCCGCGGGAATTCGCCGGCACACTCGGCGACGTGGTACGCCGAAACCTTCGCCGTAATCCGGTCCTCGATCACCACTCGCTCGTTGTCGAGTTCACATCGACAGAACATCTCGCCTTTGTCGGCGTATTCGTCGAAGTACCACTGCAACGCGGAGACGTGTTGCTTTGTCCCGTCGCCCAACTCGCTCGAGTCGTATCGATGTTCGTTGGCAACCACGGCGCCGGCGTCCATTTTTCGCCGGTTGGCAAGGTAGAATTCGTGAGCCTTCCGGCCGTACTTGTCGCCGAGCGCCTTCCCCTTGCGTCGCAGCTCGACGTATTGCAGCCACATCTCCAGGTGATCCGGCTTTGTGATCAAGAACCGATGCGTCCGGACCACAAACGGGCTACCCTCGCTAAGCTGGTACGCAACGCCGGCCCCACGCTCCGACAGCGTTGCCAGCATAACCCGGCACATTTTCTGACCTTCGCCGCGAAGCCCGCCAATATCGAAGTTGATCCGGTCGATAATGCGTTGCGCGTATTCAATGCTCCGCGGGTTCGTCGTGAGCGGTGTATCGGGATCGTCGATAAATACCCCGTCGGGACGGAGCCCGAACGTATTCAACCCGCGGACTGGGGAGTCGAGCCCGAACGACTCGAACACCGACGCCGCCGAAGGGGATCCGGGGACGCGGGGAAACACGAGGCGATCAGCCGACCACTCAAACGGAATCGGAAGGTCCGTGAACTTCCGCCGCGCGTCCGCGTACTGGTATCCCGTTGCTCGCATTCCTCGAGCCCTTCGCGAACTCGAGCCAACCGCCCGAACCGGATCCGCAACTTCCGGATAGTATCGATAGATGCCCGCGCTCTCGGCGATCGCGTATTTAATCCAGTCGCGCGAGCGGGCGGCGTGCGCCTCCGTTGCCCCAAAATAGACGCCGTACGTCAACAGCCCTTGCAGCAATACGGCAACGAGGCACTCGCGAAGGTTGGTCGTTTTGCCGCCGCCGCGGCTCGCTAGAACCAACTCGTCGCCGCCGTACTTCAGCGATTCAAAAAAGCTGCAAATCATCTCGCTATCTTGGGACGTAAAGGGGCGCGTCAGCGGTTTGATTAGCCCGCACTTCGGACCGAACATTTCCCAAATCCACGCCTCGGGATCCGCCTCGAGTCGTTGCCGCTGTCGCTTTTCTTTCCGCGATAGCTTCCGGATTTGGACCCGTTGCTCGTCGCGGACGTATTCCTGCTCTTTAAGTCGTTTTGCCTCACGCCTTGACTTTCGCACACTGATTTTGCCTCACGCCTAGCCCCGTCTGTCCATCTGTCTGTCCATTTTTGGGTTGAAAGTCGATCCTCGGAAGTTCAGAGCAAGCCGAAATACCCCCGGAAGGACCCAAATACGGGGGTTTTCGCGCTCTTCGTTTGGTCAGTCTTTCGCCATGTCTTTTGCGAGGCGAGCAAGCGCTGCCGCCGTCAGCTTGCGAACCTTCTTTGCGTTTGTTAAGGCTTTAATCGCGGCGGCTTCCTCCGGCTTCAATTGGTCAACGAGCCACGTCGCAACGTCACGGGGCAACGGTACGGCGTGTTGAATCGTGTTACGTAAGACAAAGTCCATTTCCATACCCTTTCGTTTCGGAATCGTACTTTTCAGCGAGCCAATGAACGACGCGCCGCCTTGCTCGCTTGTCATCGAGTCGATCGAGTAACTCAGAGCAAGCGGCCATCGCTTGCAGTTCTTCATCCACCCGCACGCATAGTTCGGGAGGCGGCTCGACCGGTGGATTTGGTGGCGTTGCCATCAGCTTCTCGCATACTTTGGCGCTATGATGATCTTGAACGTCAGCCCATCGGCCGGGAACGTGTCGACCTCATCGCCGGCCGCATTGAACACAACAAACCAACCGTAGAACGTTCCGGCGGTGTTGACATCGTCCGCGGCAAAGTCGTACTGAACAACACCATTAGCAGCGTCGACAAGCGTAGCTGTTGCCAGCGCCACCTTGCTAACGCCGGCAGCCGTCGCCATGCAGAACTTGACGGTTAGCCCCGTAAGGTTGACCGCCTCGTAGACGCCCGACGTGTTCTTCTGTTCTACGATCGCCTGTAGGGGCGTCTTCGTGTCGCCTTGCGTCAACCGGTGGATTGTTTCTTCGGCCATTACGTGTTTCCCTTCAATCGGGCCAACTCTCGCCCTTGTCGTTCCGATTTCGGCGTTCGCTTCGGCGGTTTGTGCTTGCGAAGCAACCCGCCGTGTTGTTTGATCGCCCGCAACCTTCGTTTGTCGATTTGCCGTTGTTGGTAGGGGCTGATCTTTTGGTTCTGCCGCATGGTCGCTGCCTTGGGGCTAGGGCGTCACGGTAACGGTAAACAGCCCGCTTGCGTTCCAGCGGATGTTGACCGGACCGTCTTGTTCGCTAACCGGTCCGCCGAGATCAACGAAGCCGATCGCCATATCGGTCGCTTCGCTGTCGTTGTAGACGATGCCCCAATAGCCATCGGTGAAGCCGGAGCCATTTTGAGCCAGCTCGACATCATCGGCGTCGAGCGTGCCAACACCCGCAGCTTCCGACCACGAGACGTTTGCAAGGGTCTCGCCGTTCGCCGTGTACCCGCCCGCCGTCGATACTTCGTTGGCTGAATAATCGCTCCACGTCGGCGTTGCGTCGGCGGCGGTCGGCGTAGCGACGTTGTCGATGATGCCCAGTTTGAGCGTGTCAGAGGCGAAGTTGTGTTTTTCTTCGCCTAGTTGGTCGGCGAATTCCTCGAATATGGTGAAATCTCCGCGAGCCATCTTATCGACCTCCCTTTAGTCGGTAGCGTTCTTGTGAAGGTCCCTTGAGGGAATATCGTCGCTTTGAAGGTCCCCGCAAGCGATAGCGTTCGCGCGAGGGCCCTCGCAAATTGTGATAATGCGTAATCGCGGTTGTCGCCGATATTTCAACGGTTGCCGCGAGCGCCGCAATGACCACGGCGCCGAGAGTACAATCGACGGTGGTCCCGACCTCGACTTCCGCAGCATGCGAGGCAATGGTGACCGTTCCCAGTGTGCAATCGACATCAACGCCGGTTTCAACGGTTGCCGCGTAACTGGCGATCGTGACCGTCCCCAATGAACACGAGACGGTGGTCCCCGCTTCGACCGTTGCGGCGTGCGCGGCGATTGTCACCGTTCCGAGAGTACAGTCGACCGTGGTCCCCTGTTCGACCTCTGCAGACAAAGCCGCAATGGTGACCGTCCCGAGAGTACAGTCGACCGTGGTCCCCTGTTCAACCTCCGCTGAATGTGCGGCGATCGTAACGGTTCCAAGCGTACAATCGACGGTTGTCCCCTGTTCGACCGTTGCCGCGTTGCTCGCGATGGTGACAGTTCCGAGCGTGGCGTCGATCGTTGTCCCGGCTTCGACGCTCGCCGCATAGGATGAGATAGTTGCGGTGCCGAGCGTGCAATTGATGTCCACGCCGCCGCCGGCACTAGCAATCACCGAACCAATGCGTGCGGGCAGAATTAACCCACTGTAATGCTCGGCGGTGCTTGGCGTGTTAACCGCCGTCATGTCGTACCCGCCAATGATGTCTACGTCTGCATCGTCTGTAGACAACATGCCACCCAACGGCCAGTACGCAACGAGTCCCAGCGGGAAAAATAGCGGGGAAAAACCAGCGGCCAGAGCAGTTGCACACACCCGCTCAAACTCGTCCGCTTTATCGCCATCGGTTGCACCAGGCCACGCAGACAAATCCCAAATCGCGGCCTCAGCAATCCGACCGCTCGTATAGCCTGCTAATGACGGAGTGTTTCGCCCTAAAACACCAATAGCTAGGCGGTCCCAACCACTGGGCGACATACTAGTTGATTCCGTCCCCTTGTTTCCTCCATCAATCATTGCTCGCCGGTCAGACGATGTCGCCCAAACACCAAGCGCATGGTGCCACACATTGGCACTAAAACCGCTGGTTGTATTTGCCGACACAAACGAGCCTGCGTAGGAATATGCCCCGACCGGATCACCGCCAGAAGCCCCGTTTGCGCGAACACCGTATCCCTGATCAGACACATCTTTGTCGCCTATCCACATAAGCGTCTGATTTGCGGCTGCGTCATCAGACCGAAACAAACAGCCCATCGCGAACGGTTCGCCGCTCACTGGCGGAGTGCCGTCCCACTTCAGATATTCGCTCGATGCATCGTCAAACAGCCGAGCCATTACGTTTCCTTGATTTCAACCGCATGAAGTTGGGATTTCGCCGCCATTGTGTCAGAAGCGTTGTCGGCGTCTCTGGTGATCTTGATGCGGAATTGCTCACCCACGGCAACGGAGTCCATGTCGGCCCCGTCCGTAAATGTCACGTTCGCAATCGTCACAAATCCATCGGTTCCAGGGGCAGCATCCGTCACAGAGTTGACTGCGGCGAAACCGTCCGAGTCAACGTCTTGCTGCCCGTCTCCGATTCGCTCAAATGACACATCCCAGATACAATTGCCGGTTGTCACGCCATCGGCCGACCAGTGCAGATAGACCGTCAGACCACCGCCTGCGTAGGCTCGTGGCATGATGGCCGTAAAAACGACCGACTGGTCAGACGCCGCGTCGAACTCCCATACCGGGTGTTGATTGCGAACGGCGGGAGTTGCGGCATTGCTGCTCGGTGGCGTGCCTGCATTTGCAGGCAAGATCAAAAGTGTGTCGCCAGACGCCATGATTTCCTCGCTTAGCCGATGCCGCCAAGGTCAGCCGGTTCCTTGTCCGCGATCAAAGCCAGGTTACCGCGGTGGGTGCCCATTAGCGTCTGAAATGCGGCGAGCGAACCGACAGCATTACTGACCTGTTCGTGGGTGTAATTGGTTCCGTCAAGATCGCCTTTTGCGTCCTCGTTGAACGTGTCGTTTGTCCAGTCGATCGCGTGGGCGGAGTTCATGTTAATAACGGCGTTAACTTCCTCATCAACCGCAACTAGCAGGTTCGCCATTCGTTTTATCGCAGCCGCAATGTCGAGGATTTCCGCGTGATTTCCGGTTTGGTCTGCCATTTGTGTACTCTCCGAGATTGAGATATTTGCCTGTGTCTGCGTAATGGCGGGTGGGTCAATTATCCGAAAACGTGACCGCTCCGATGGCGAGGGCGCCATAGTTGGGCAATGTGCGCAGCGTGTTTCGACTCAACAGTCCGCAACCGTCGGAGCCCCAGTCTTTACCCCATGAGTTGCGAATTAAAATCGCCCAATCGTTGTTTTTTCGCACCGTGTCGATAGCAACGATCGCATGCCCGCCCCCGCCGGGCCAACGTACGCCGATCACCACAAAATGCCCATGCTGCAGCACGCTACCCACGGCCTCGAAGCTCGGCGTGACGCGAAGAGATTCGAGAACTTTGTGGCGTGCTCGATCCGCTTCTGCGTCCCCGTTGGTCCGATGGGGCCAAGCACGCGGAACAACGTCGGTCGACGCTACCCCGTACCGCGTGACACGGTCCAAGTTATCGCGCAATGAGGATCCCCGCCCCCATCGCGCTATGTGCGCGTAAATGTCAATCTCCGAGATCTCGACGTACGGAAGTCCCTGCAAAAGCCGCTGCGCCTCGATCGCCTTAGCGGTCGCGGCCGACGCGCACGTTCCGTCGAGTTGCTTGGTGACCGGCAGCCGATCGATGAACGCCTTCCGGCCGAGTTCCTTCCACTCCGATTCAGGGACAAGGGGGATACCTCCCAGGATCCCCGGCTCTGGTGGTTCGGTTTGTTGCGCTCCCTCGTTGAACTCCGGCAATAGTCCAAACGGAAATTGCGATTCTTGGTGTGCCTTCTCGAGTTCTTTGTCGGCGCCGGCCGGTAGCGTCAGCATCGGAATCGGCAAGTCTTCGGCGAACTGCAACCCAACGTCTTTTTCGGCGGCGAGTTGTTTCTTTTGCGTAGCCACAGACTGTGGCAGCTTAGGCGCAAGCCTCAGAACCTCATCGGCGTCCAGGTCCTTGGAAACCCCGAGGACGTTCCCAGAGCCATCTAAAAGGACCAACGCGGGGTATTCTGCTTGTGCCGCGGCGACGAAGGCTTTCTCGAGTAATGCCGGTTGCCGACCGTGTTCGTCGACCAAATGCGGATCGGCTACGCGTAGCGTTTCTGCATACAGCCGCGCCAAGCGAGGGTCACTTATGCAACGTCCGACCTCCAACGGACGATCAACCGATTTGTCGACGATGACGGCCCAACGTGCCTGTGTATCCGGGTCCGGCTTTGGGTCCGGCTTCGGCGTCGGTTCTTCCTGGACAACGTGGCGCGTCGTCTCGATCGGCGTCGTCGCTTGGCTGACCACGTAGACGCCTGGTGTGTCGGTTCGAACCTTCACCGTCAGTTCGTGGTACAGGACGTATTTCCCATCTTCGAACCGGACGGTCGTCTGCGCCTCGTTCGGCCACTCAAGCGCGAAAGTGGCGCCCTCCGGTGCGTCGACGACGGTGTTCGCTCGCAACTCCGTCAAGTCGGGTCCGTGTATTGGTACGTCGAATTCATACGTTGCCCCGCAAGCGGCGATCATGAGAAAAAGTAGTTTCACGTTCTGCCCTCCTTTTGCTTTACGAATCGTGGCGTTTTTCCGGGTTTAGTTGCGTCGTGTTCAGTCTGCCGGGATTGGTACGGCGGCCGGACCGGTCGGCGCCGGCTGTTGGCTGAAGATCTCGATCAACCGGAGGATCAACGGGATAAGCCGTTCGATGAAATCCAGGATCTTATCCCAATCGGCGCCCGCTACATCGGAACTCTGAAGCGCTGCGTCATCGACGTCGTCGAGGATCGTTGCAAGAATCGCCGCGGACGTGACGTCTTCGCCCTCCGCCGTCAGTTCCCGAGCTGCCTTGATCATGTTCGGGAACGTGACGCCGAGCTGCTTTCTAATCTTGCGTTGCTTCCAACCGGCGGCGGCGTCAGCGAAGGCAATTTGCGGTATCAAAAGCGATCCCAGCAATAGACCGATAATCAGAGATCGAGGACGCATGGCAAGGGACTCCCTATGTGTGTTGGATTGGTGGCAGAGTCGCAGAAGTGCGCGAAGTCGAGACGACCCCCAGACGTTTGAAGCTGCCTTTGTTTGGCGTGGGGGTCGGTTGGAAGACATGGCGCACCGTTGGAAAGGTTTCGTAAAACCTAAACCTTGGGGGGGTTGTTGTCAATTACGATTTCAACCGCGTGGGGGGCCTTGATCACGAGCGCCATGCCCCGCTGCGCGTTGCCTTTGCGTTGCGGCGCCATGCCAAGCGCTGCCTTGCCGTTGCTACGCTCGGCCCGGCGGTGCATTGCCCTGCTGTGCCTTTGCTGTGCCTCGCATTGCCATGCCTTTGCCTCGCCCTGCCGTGGCGCCGCGTTGCTGCGCGTTGCCTTTGCTCTACGCCTCGCTGCACACTGCTTTGCCTTCGCTTGTAACTTGGTGCATCTCATAGGAAAACCGCCCATAGTCCGCGTTACGCCACTGTCCAAGCCCTCGCAGCGCTCCATATTCCAGCCATTCGCGCAGGAGTTTCTCCGGCACGTTAAGCGCCAAAATCTGGAAGGTAATGATCGACCCGGGAGGCGCGGCGTCTGATCGAGCAAGCGCCACCCTATCGCCTTGCGCCGTCTGTGCTCGCAAGGGACGCTCGATCCGGGAAAGTTCCTTCCCCCCTGTGTCGATGACGATTCGCCGCGGTTCGACGAAGATCAAGCCGTCGATCACCTTTTTGTGAGCTTTGAGCGCCGCGCTTTGCGTTTTCGGCACACGTCGAAGGCAGGAACAAGCGTCCTTGAAAAAACCCTTGATCGTGTAATTGTAGAGAATTGGTTTTCCGTCATGTTCGTGGAAACCAGTCCCAACCGCCTCCGGATCGTCGGGGACGGTCTCAAGTTCGTCGTCCGTCTCCGCGTCGGTCTTTGACTGTAGGTAGGTTTCGTACAGTTTTGGATCTTTTGGAACCGTCCCAAGTAGCGGTTCGGTAAACTCGCAGACTACTTCATACATCGCCGTCATTTTCTTCGCCTTTCTTGTTGCGCCTAGAATAAAGTTCTTTCTTCCGCGTAGCTTTCGCCGTTGATCAACAGGACCTCGGGGGCTGCAACCGCCCCGGTTTTGTCTCGCCGCCCCTGGCTGACAAGCGACTTCGTCGCCTTGAGCGGCCGCTTTGTCCAACCCGGGTAGAGTTCGGCAAGCAATTCGTGTTCGTAGTAGCTCACAACGACTCGAGCTTTCGTGAACCGCTGAAGAAGCGAGGCAAGCCGGCAATGTTCTTCGATCGCCGCGGCTTTGTCTTGCGACCGCTTCGACTGCATGCCGAAATCATGCAAATACGTCGTTCCCTTCTCGATATAGGGCGGGTCGATGTAGATCACCGTTGCAGCTTTGTCGTCGATTCGCTCGAGAAGCTCGAAGGCGTCGCGGCATAAAATCGTGACGTTTTGGAGTCGAAACCACCAATCCGGTATCGACTCGATCACCGATCGCCAGCGTTTGGCAGCATGCCCGCCGTTGCCCGTGTACCGTACGCAGAAATGCCCGTTGTAGGACGCCGTTCCTGCCACCCCGTTGCGGCCAAGCCAAGCCACAACGCAATATTGGTACGCTCGAAGGGGGTCGAAGTCGGAGGCCTCCGCGCCCTCGATCGCCGCGGAGGCGTCGGCGAATAGTCCTTCGTGCATTGCGGTTCGGTTGAGTCGATCGAACAGCCGCGGCCCTTCCGTGTCATCCTGCACGACTCGCGCAAGGTTGATCAAATCCCGGTGCAAGTCGTTCACCGTCTCCATAATGCAAGGTTCTTTATTCAGCAGAATCGACATCGACCCGCAAAACGGCTCCCAGTAGATCGAGTGTTTCCCCAGCTCGGCGATGATCTCGCCGGCGAGATTGCGCTTGCTGCCAAACCAGGGGGCTAAGGCGGTGATTTTCAAAACAAAATTTTTTCGTAGTAGGGTGTCAAAACGGTTTCTCCGCCGGCGTCTCGATCAGCTTCTGCGCCCACTCCGGCGCCCCGTTTGTCACGTCCCTCCGCACACGCACCACACAACACGCGACGTTGCCGTAGATCTTGCGCAAGGACTCCGTCGTAATCCTCGCATCGTCGACCCAAAGAACGCCGCTGAGGGCATCCTCGGCAGCCCTGGCGAGTTTCAACACGTCCGGCTTCGTCGTCGGCATCTCGCGCTTGACCGTCTTCGGCCGCGGTACCACGAAGAGGAAGTCGACGCGAAGCGGACCGTCCAGCAGAAGCCCCGGATACGCTTGCCGAGCCGCCGCGGCAATCACGTCGCGCCAAGTCTTCGATTCTTTGCAATCGTCCGTCACTACAACCTTGCCGGTTTTCGTTTTGAACGCTCGCTTCGATCCCGCCGTCTTCGGCTGTCCGTACGCTGCGAAGACGATCGCCGGCTCTGGGTCTTCTGGTAGTAGGGTTTGCTGGTTCATCCGTGTTGTCCGGTTATCCTGTCCTGTGAATCGTCCTTACTGATTACTCGGGAAGCGGCTCGATGTATGACACCGGCTTGCCCAATTCTTCCGCGATCTTGATTTCGGCTTGAACGCCCTTGCTTTCCCGCCACCCTCGCAGCATCAACACAACGACCTCATCACAACGACTGATGTACCAGCGGTCGAACTCTTCCCAAAACTCCCAGCCTTTGGGCAGATCGAATTGCGCTATCGGGTGCGTGTGAGCGATAGGTGAAAACACCTGCTGACCGTGCCGCATCATGCGGGCCGCTTCTCGGCATACGATCCGAAATCGCCTTTCCCTCGTCGCTGGGTTGCTGTGCGAATACGGTGACGCTAGGTATATCATTGCTCTGTCCTGTACTGATTGTCCCACGTAACCAGCGGGACTCGATCATCCTGGCCACTCCAGTCCTTCGCTTGCCAAAACTTCCCGGATCCGATCTTCGGCAACGCCGGTCTCCTTGCCGCGTTTAACGATCTGCGCCGCTAGTGCCTCGCGTCGAATCCGTTCGCGTTCCTCAGCACGAAGAGCGCCGTCACCGTTGTCCTTCGGCGCCGGCCAACCGTGTTCCGGACCGTCTTGCGGGCTGGCGTTCCGGATCCTCCAATGCAACGCCCCGAGATTCCAGGACCCCGGGTTGGCTTCCCAGAAGTTGGCGATCGAGACAACCTGCCCCGGCTCGAGCCCGTTCGTTTTGGCGGAAGCGATCGCGGATCGAGGATCCCCCAAACCGACGTCGCGAAGTTTCTTCTCCGCCTTCTTCCACCCCTCCGAAAAATCCCCTCCCCCCTCTTCTGGCTGCAGTCCGCTCTGCGGGGGTTGGGGTAGGTTTGGTTTGGTTTGGTTCGGTTCGGTTCGGTCACGCGGGGGCGAGCGCTCTACAGTCCCTTCTGCAGTCGGCTCTACAGTCGGCTCTAAAGTCTCCGATGATCGCTCTGTAGTCGGCTCTAAAGTCCCGTTTGTTCCGGTCTCAGATGAAATCAGGCTGACGCCAAGCTTTGCGGCTTTGGCTTTTACCCACCGTTCGCAGTGGTCAGTCCAATCGTGGATCACCAATCTATACCGCTCCGAGCGGTCGACCCAACCGCTCGCAATGAGGGCGTCAACGAAGTTGTGAGGATCGCCTTCCCACTCGCAAGCGCGAGCGATCGAGCCGTCCGGCCACTTGCCGATATCACCCTGGATTGCGACTTCGGCGGTGTAGTCCCAGAGCAACGTCAGATAGCCCAGCGCTGCCGGTCGACCGCAGTCGAGACGAGAGGCGAGATCATACGTTTTGGGGTGGCGTAGCGCTTCGCGTTTCATATCGGCTTCGCTCCGTTGGATGTCTTGAGAATCGCCTTGCGGTACTCTCCATTACGCAACCGCACGAGCCGAAGACAATGCACACACTTGAACATTACGGGAATCTCGGTTCGCCCTCGCGTAAACAGAATGCGACAACACCAGGGGCATTTCATGTCTGGATAGCTTGGATGGCTCATGTCGGCTTCGCTCCGTCGGTCTGAATTCAACTAGTACGTGCAGTGCCTAACTAGTTACCATGCAATTCTTCCCACGCCTCTACGGCATCCGCCAGCGCCTTCCGCGAAGTCACCACCCGCGCCCAGAGCGGGGTTAACACCTCATCCGCAGTTTTTCGGGTTAGGTGCGTCAGCGATCGGGCTTTCACCGCTGCGTTGTAGTCCCGGTATGCACGGACCAAGTGCATCGCCATCGTGCTGATCGAACAACGGCATTTTGTCGGCGTGCATAACTGCTCGTGCGAAGGCAGAGAACCGATTTTCGCTGTATCGTGCGAGGGCGCTTCCGTCACAAGTATCGGCAAGCCCCGCAAATCGCCGGTATCGGTCTGGGGTGCTGATTCGTCCGACATGAGTCGCTTTCTCTAGAATGCGAGCGGTCTTGAGTAAGTCAACGACCGTCTGGGACATCTTCCAATCCGTTGAACCACCGATGAAGAGGCACTCGAAGTGTTCCCACGGAATCTGCAAATCTTCAATTCCGTCTTGGGCGACGAACGCGAGAGGCCAGAACATCAAACCTGGAGACAGCAGGTCGAATACTTCCAGCGTTCGCCGCCCATTACCGACCACATCAGGCACCGCGACCCATAAGCAGCGTTCGCGGTGCGGTTTTTCTCGCCTCAACAACGACTTAAATGACTTCGCGTCAAACTCTGAATACGCGCTATTGTCGATTGCGAACTCGCCTTCCCCGCACGTATATCGTTGGCGGGGGGTAATCAACTGCCCCCGCACCAACTGCGGATACTCCGTCGCTCGCTGGGCGACGTTGGCGGCCGTATCGTCAATCAGCAGTTTCATCATTGCCGCTGAATCTCCAGCAATCTGCGCCGCCGTTCACACGTACTCGAATTCGATCCTGGTGACTTTCTGGTAGGGGTCGCAGTTCATGTGCCGGCAGAACATTTTGACAAACTGCCAGCCCGACAGATCGGGGAAACCCTCCTTGACGCTCTCGGCTTTGCCGTATCGAGGGTTCGAAGCCATGAACGCGAGCATTTCCCGACGTACTCCGGTGACGCGAATCTGGCAAATCCGCTCGATCTTCTCGCCGCGTTTCAACCCCTGGCATTTGACGCACGCATTGAGGATATCACCGCGTTGCAGGAACTTCCAACCACGCCGCCGTGTGACCGTCTTCGACCGGTCGCGGATTTGGTCCGTCGTGTAGAAGAAGCTGATATTGCGCGGCATGGTCCTTATCGCTCGAATAGCGTTTCCTGTCGTTCCCCAGCTAAGATGTCCGCCGTCTCTTTCCGGGCTTGTTTCTCGAGGCGTTTGGCGGCTTCCAGGGCGGAATTCGACCGCGTCCGGAAATACTCTTGTTGCGCGTGCAACATCCGGTCGATAAGTTCCGCGTACCGTTTGAGCCTGTCGTCCGTCATCGGTTACCAAGGCTCCTCGTTGTCTTCCTCGTAATAGGGCAGGCTTTGTTGCGTCGTGCCGGCCACCAGAAGCGGCCGGGACTGGAAACGCTCGACCGCTCGCAGGGCCTCCTGTTCGGTGCAAGGCGTGATCGAGAAGATAGCACCTTGCCCGAACAGCTTGGAAAACGCCGCTTGCTCCGGCGTACCGGGGACATCGACGCGGACGAAGGCGCAACCGCCGATCGCTTCCTCCGTCACTCTGCCGGCGTAGCGATCGTGTCCCATAATCTCAATAATCGCCCACGCGTCAAACGTATCTGGTTTTTCGTCGGTCATCCGTACCGTCCCCTTCGTCTCTGTTGGTCTCGTTTCTGTTGTTTCCGCCGCTTCTGCCGGATCGCGTACTCTTCGCGTTTCTCTGCCGACTTTGCCGGATCGTTCCAGGTCGTCGGCGCCCCTTCGTCCGGGTCCCCGTCATGAAGCGCCCGGCAGTTCTGACAAACCCACAGACGATCGTCGTCGGGGTGGCGTTCCTGCTTAGGGGAGTTGCAACGAGGGCAGCGGGGAGTGGTCATCCTTGGCAACCTTTCGTCTTGCTTTCCGTGTCATGCGTGCGCCGCGGAGAAGAGCAAACGCGCCGGTTATCCGTGGCACACGCAAAGCAAATCCTGTTCGCCGGTCCGGTACTGGTGAACGTCTTACCGCATTTAAGACACTGCCGCGGCTTCGTCGTCGGTGTGATCCGCAGTCTCCCCATCGTCCCCGCTCTCTTCGTCCTGCTGAGGGTTCTTCGACCAGAAGGCAAACTCCGTCTCTTCCATCTTCGCGGCGACGTTCGCGCCGATGCGCGGAATATCCTCGTACCAATGCAGGTTGAGCCGATTCTTCCGGTCGAGATATTCGCCGAAGGTGGCAACCCCGAAATCGACAAGCGCGTTCGCCTGGCCTGGTGCGAAAATCTCGTGAACCGGCACGTCGCGATACTTCCCGCCAACCTCCGGAGGCGCCGGCGATCGCGGTCCGGTGCGTTCGCTGGGCTCCGCTTCGGGGATATCCTCGACGCCTTCGACCTGGATCCGCCCAGGCTTGTTGATCAGCTTGACAAAATCCTGCAGGTCAACCTCCTTGCGCAAGAAGGACGCCGTCGCGCTGAACACTTCCGCCTTGCAGGTGAACTGCTTGACGTCGAAACTACCCTCGATCCGAAGGTCGAGATCATCGATCAACGTCTGTTGCCCGTCCTGGTCATCCTTCCGCCCGCCGATGATCGCACCCTGCAACCGTCGAGCGCAGAAAAACCGGTCCGCTTCATTGAGCGCGAGCCGTTCGCGCGAGACGTTGAAGCTAACGCTCGCCGTCTCGACCTTGATCGCTATCCCTTTGAACTCTACGCCGACGTCAAGGGCTAGATCCGTCATTCGATTCGTCCTCCGTGTTCAATAGTTCCGATCTATAGATTGGCACCGATCGCGGCGCCTCGATTCCAAGTCTGACTTCGCCTTCTCTGATCCTACGGACGGTAATAACGATATCGTCACCGATCGCAATCTGTTCGTGTTTCTTCCTGCTTAGCGTTAGCATTTTCGTGTGCCTCCTTGCATTCTGGATAACGCGTAACTCCGTTACTTCGTCTGCGCAATCGCGATATCACCGTTGGGCAGCCGCTCGAACCAATCGCAGAAATGGATTGACGTGCCAACCGCCGCAGCCCTCACGCCGAGCCTTTGAGCGATAGCCGCAACCGGCAGCGTTCCCTCGCGAGAGATCAGGTCGTAGATTCGCTCTCGCATCTGGGTATCGCCCTTGTCACCTTCGTCGCCTTTCGCTTCGACGGTCGGCTTCGGTTTCCGCTGTGCCTGCTTCCGTTTCGGCTTCCCATGCAACCGCCAATCAATCGACTTTCGAATGAGCTTGAGACCATCGATTTCCTTTTGACGATCGGCAATCTCAGCTTGCAGGTCCGTGATCCGTGCGTCGATATCGTCGAGATCCTTCCCTGTCGCGTTCGCCACCATCTCCGCCAACGATGGTTTTTCCGCCGCCTTCGCCATGGTTCGCTCCTGTAGTAAAAGCCCCGCCTACGGCTCCGCGGGACAGAAACGGAGCCGCAGACGGCAAAACAATCCCTCTGTCAGCCGTCCAAACTGGCTGACTTCTGCGCGTCCGGCGCTCCTTGTTCCGCGGACGTCCCTCCGCCGCGGCTTGTGTTTGTGTATTGCTGGAATCCTACGGGCAATGGTTTGGGCACGTGAACAACCACGGCCAGTCAGAGCCAAATCCGTTGTCCATCCATCATTCCTCCCCCTCGTCTTTTGTTTTCCGTGGCCTGTGGGCCCCCGGCCGCTCACTCAGCCGCTTTCTCACCGACTTCGGCAGATTGGCCACGGCACACTCGCCAAGCCATTCTGAGAGCGTGAGGCGGTCCTGCCGGGCCTGGGCCTCAAACGCAGCCCACCAGTCGGCAGGCTGGCTGATGTTTTTGCGTTCGGAATTAACCATTGCGGATTGCCTCCGCATCATCATCGTCCAACTGCCACCCAGATTCCTCAGACATATACCCGGCAGCTACTGGGGAACCAAAATGCTCGATCATTTCCGCCTCACGTTCGCTGATCTCACCGAGACATGGGACGAAATTGGTGGTAGTGATCGCGTCGTAAATTGCTCGCCGCAACTCGCTGCTCAGCCCCTTAGTGTTTTCTGTGTCAGCCATTTTACTTCCCCTCGTGCTGAAGAACTGAATTAACTCTACATATAGTTTAACAGTACTTCGTCACGAGTCAACAACTATACACACTCTTTTGTGCGGATTCGTCAAAATATCGGAAAATACCGCATCTGGCCAGCGTCATCGCCGTGTCAACTCGTCCAACCTCTCGTTTCGCAGCTTGTTGCCCGTGTTCTCGAGCTGTGCGGCTTGATGAAGTACGTCGAGGCGATTCCGTAGGCTTGCAAGTTCGCTCCCGTGCAAATCGCGAGTCGCTCGAGCCATCTCCCACAACGCCGCCAACTCCGCCGCTAGCCGGCTGATCTTCTCGTTCTGCAAGTCAATCAACTGCGCCATCGCGTCGCGCGAGCCGATCAGCCCGTGTATCGCATCCTGCATCGCCGCATACTGTCTGCAGGTGTGACAGTCGCAGTCGGTTTGTTCGTTTGTTCGTTCCATCAATTCGCCCCCCTTAGTTCCGCTCCTACTAACAAAACGCATCCGGTCCCTTGTGCCGTCGTGGGCGCGAGCATGGGCGACATTATGGTGACCCAAATCTCGCCGCATTCACGGCATTGCACGAAAGCCCGCTGCTCGCCTTTCGGTATAGTTCGCCCGGCGCACGACTGTTTCGCTTCGTCTAATGTTTTCATGACCAATCGCTCATGACTCGAATAGTTACTACCGTCTCAATCGTGTCTGCTGCCGTCGCGCTGCGATCAACGTGTTACCGCTTGACCGGCAACAGCGCCAGTCGGTCCAAGTAGATTTCTTTGTTCGGTAAGCTGCGGGCCTCGCCCACTTCCGAGCTAGTGCCCGCCAATCGTCCGGCCATACCCGGTCATCATTTTCGTTTCGGTACAGTTGCGCGAACGGAAGGAACCCAATGTCGTAGACCTGCTGCACCCGCCGCTCTGCATCCTCGAACGTCTCTCCGTTGAATCCAAGCATGACGTAGCAGCGCCGCTTGGCAACTGGGATTTCGGCGAGGATCCCCGCCGCTCGCTCTAGCCGTTTCAACCCTTGCGGGGTGTCACACGCAAACCACATTTCCCCCAGTCTAATCGACTGGAATAGTTCTACATGCCAAGGTTGGAGGAAAGACGAATCAAGACCGCCGTTGAAATAACATCGCCGAGGTTGCTTCTGAAGCATCGCGAAGACTGCCCAAACGTGTCGCTCGCTACAGGCCAGCAGGTTGTTATCCTGGACGATCCAGCCGGGCTTAATCTCTAACTCTCTCAACAGTCCTTCACGCTGCGGAACGACACACCAAGGGCATTTCTTCGGGCAACCGCGACTTGTGATAGTTACGCCGGTCTTCATGTACCGACCGGGGACAAACTCGCCGCCCGGATCCTCGTAGGCTGGCCCCCCGATTTGCACATTGTCGTAATATCGGGCCCACGACCGTTGGAGCTGCTCACCCTCTCGCTTGTCCCAGGTAAACGTCACGGACACATGGACGGGAATCTGGCGATCGTCGGGGCGCATTCCCGCGAATGGAGGCTCGCCAACGAACGCCAATTCATCCGTTGGGGTCCACTTCGTTTTCTTCGGAAATACGCGGATTATGTCCATTTCCAATTGCTCATGACTCGAATAGTCCGCGATTTGAATAGTTCACACGCCGTCAGCCTCGAACACTTCCGCCCTCAATTCCTCATCGTCGGACGCCTCCGCGGTCACAAACGCCACAGTCGACGACGCAACGTGCTGCGCGATCATCTCCCTATTGATTGGGTCCAACCCTTCCCACGCGTCTTGCTCAATCGCCAAAAGCCCGTTTGGCCCGACGGCGTCGATCGCGATATCAAGGACCAACTTCCAGCGTTCCCCGTCGGAGAGATCGCCGAAGTAGGTTGCGCCTCTGTGCGTGTCAATCACCAACCGGCCGGCTTCGACGCGAAGGGGACAACCTAATGTAGCCACGATCCCCGAAAGAACCTCATCGGTTCCCTTGGCCGCTTCTCGCAACAGATCGCCGGCTTTGCGGTGCTCTTTCGCCTTGCCCTCGAACTGAGTCGCGCGGACAAGATGCGTTTTGGCAGCGCGGACAACTGCGCCAGTCTCAACCGCGAGTCGCGCCGCCGTCACGAGTTGCTTCGATTCGTCCATGTAGGACGCGGGAGGCGATGGCAACGCCGGCTTGTCGAGTTGCTCACGCCAAGCGGCCACCGTCTTCTCGTGGTTCTGTGCCGCGTGTTGCTGTTTGGTTGCGTGACGTAGCTCCTGGTCGGCCGCTTTGGATTCTGCTTTGGCAGCCTCCAGCGCACGCTCCGCCTCCTGTACGGCTCTGGTCGTCGCCGCTACGTCCTCTGTCGCTTTCCGTACCCACGCGTTCGCCTGCTCGACGGTCGGGCCGTCGTACATCGCAGAAGCGTCCTCGAGAGCGTCTCTCGCCTGCCTGTTCTGCTCGTCCTGCTCCCTTGCAGCGTGGTACTGTTCGCGGATCGCCGTCTCTTGTCGGATCGCCGTCTCGAGCGCGGCTTGCAGTTGATCCGCGTCGTCCGGCGCCTTGAGATCGACGCCGTCGGCGGACTCTCGAGCGCCTCGAGCGTGGCCTTCCGCGTGCTCGGCTTGTTCTTCGTGCTTACGCGCGCCGCCTTCCAGATCGCGCTTGACCCTTGCCGCCATCTCGATCAGATCATCGGTCGCGAGCGCCCCTGGACCGACGTACGCCTCAAAGGCCTCCTTCCCGCCGACAAGAGAATAAAACGCGGTAGGATCTGCCGCCGCTCCGGCGAGCTGCAACAGAGCCTTGATCCGCTTCGCGTCCGCCGCTTCCGGCGACTTTATACCGGGGTCGACGATGTCGCCACACTTGAAGCGACCCTCGAGCGTCCCGACGACCAGCTCGCCTTTGCGCGTCGTCGATCGACCGACGCGCAGAACGAGATCCTCGCCAAACGCCACTTGCCCGCGAAGGGCACCGTCGCGGACGTCGAGACGCGTCTTTCGCCCGACGCCGCTTGCGATCGCTTCGAGCGCTTGCGACTTACCCTTGCCGTTGCGAGCGCGTAGCACGGTGATCTTGCCAGCCTCGAGGGGGATCCGTACGTGATCGATCGGTCCGATATTTTCAACGTCGACGTGTTCGGGTATCGCCGTCATCTGTCCGCCTTTTGTGGAAAAAGGAGGGAAGCGAGCCGCAAGCCTTAGAAAGTTTCCGGCTTTCTATGCATCTTGGTAGTTGGTACGGCTCTGAGGACTCGCTTCCCATAGTGTGTTTCAAAAAGGTCGAGCGGTCCCGAGGCCAGAGTTCAAAACCGCCCGACCCTGCCACCCGCTACGAGCGGGCGAACGCCCTGATGATCTAACCCGCGATCGCCTCGCAAATCGCCTTCATCACTCGAGGACAGACCGCATTGCCTACCTGTCTGATTTGCTCCGCCTTGTTCCCGTGCAGGATGTAACCACGCGGGAAACCCATAGCCATTGCCAGCTCGTCGATATCCAGCATGCGGAAGCCAACGTCCGCCACGCCAAGCTCGCGCATTGTGTTTTGTAACGTCGCGATCGCCAGTCCGAAGCGAGGTTTCGTTGTGACCGTGTCGAGGGGCTCCGTTACCGGGACCGCTGTCCCCGTGCCGTAATACTTCGTGAGAAACGGGACAACGAGAGATTGCCCTCGCTTGGTCGTGATCGTGTTAAGCGGACGATCGACCGGATAGCAACGAGCGTCCGAACCTCCGTGGTTGACGTCCATAATGAACGGCGTCGCGATCGCAAGATGCGTTCCCCCGGCGGTCACCGTCGGCAGTGGTTCGGACATACTCGCAACCGTCGAAGTGCCTCGCATCTTGACGATAAACGGCTCCGCCGCTTCGCCGACAAACCGACGCAACCCGATCTCGATACGTCGCAGCGTCTTGTCCGCAAGCGGACGAGATCGCCCAAAGATCGAAGGACAAGGCCTCGACCAGTCGATAATCTCATAAGCCGGCCGGAAGTTGCCGGCGTGGCTTGGCTCCGGCCAAGGGATATCTTTCCGCGAGTTCCCGCGGCGAGCGATCACAAACAACCGCTTCCGCTGTGTCGCTTCCCCGAAATCCGCAGCGTTAAGAATCTGATGATCAACCTGATAACCCAACGACTCGAGGACGTTGACCCACGCCCGGAACGTTACGCCCTTTTTACTCTTAAGGGGCTTGCCGCGTTTGCCGATCGGACCCCAGTCCCGAAACTCGCGGACGTTCTCGACCACGATCCACTTCGGGCGCCTCGCTTCCGCCCATATCGCCACATGCCAAGGGGTAGCGCGTTTCTGTTCCTGTACGGGCCGAGCGCCGCGGGCAACGCTAAAGTGCGTGCACTCCGGCGAAGCCAAGAGAAGGTCAAAATCCGGTACAGCCGGATCGTGTCGCGGGTCGACATGGTCGATCTTCGCGCATAGGTGTTCTGTGTCGGGGTGATTGTCTTGGTGGCTGTAGATCGCTATACGCCAGTGGTTAACGGCCAGCCGGACGTCAACCCGTCCGGACATAACCGCGCCGAGTGTTGACCCGCCGGCGCCGCAAAACAAATCCACCGCTTGTAGTCGCTTTGTCATTTAATTTTCACTCCTGGCAATGAATCCCCCGGACTGAAAAAAACGCAACACGGCAGCCGGTCCAGGTAGCGACGTTCGACGTCGGCGATCAACCAACGCCTAGCCGCGTTGCGTGTGTAGTTACTTCTTCCGCTGCGCCCGAATCTGTTCGCGCCGACTCTCTCCCATTGCTTCGAGGCGTTCGAGCCAGTCCTCGCGGTCGATTAGTCCCTTGAGATCCTTGATTGCCTTCCCGACGTCCTGCAGCGTTTCGCAGACTTCTAGCTCGTTCATCGCGCGCGTCGTCGCGTCGTGCAAAGCCTGTTCGCTGTCCTCCGCTACTGCGTCCTTTGGCTTCGCCTTCGGATCCGGCGACGCCTCGCAATTCTCGACAATCCCCTCCCCCGGCTCCGCAGACGTCACGTCCGGCTTCTCGACCGGTTGCATCAGCCGTTCGGTCAACTCGTCCAAGCTCGAAGGTTGTCCCGGTGCGTCTTGCGGTTGCATCAGGTATTGGGCTTCTTCTTCGGTCACGACCGTCGCGCCAAGCGGAACGAACAACCGCGCCGCATGCCGGAGGGAAAATATCCGCAGCATGTGAGAAGGCATGTTTTTCGAGACGAAGCCGCCGACCTTCTCATATTCCGACCAGTAAGCGCGGTAGCTGGTCGGCTTGCTCCGCGTTTTGCTGTAGATCGTCGTCTCGACCCACTCAAGGCGCCCCTTTTCATCGTGATGTATATCAACTTCGAAGCCGTCGTAGTGGTCCGTCCGATCAAGGATCTTGATCCAGCCGTCGATTCCGATAACGGTGATCAACCGACCTTGCGTTTTCGTGACGTAGATCTCTCGCGTGATCGGATCGAGGCGATACCGCGCCACGAGGGAGATTCCCGAAAACATCTCTTGATCCGTCAAATCCGGCTGACCTTTCGACGTCGTCCAGACGTTGCGCAGAAGTCCGCATAGCTTATCGGGACTGACTCCCAGAAGCGCCGCCGCTTCCCTTGCGATCGATCGCCGCTGTTCTGTCGCCGCAACGACTTCGTCGAATTGTGGCGTTGCTACCGGTACCGCCGCGCCCTGTTGTTCCGTTGGGGCTGTCGCCATTTGTCTTGGTCTCCTATTTGGTCTCTATATGACTACTTCGCTTCGCATCGTCACCAGTTATTTTCGGCTAATTCGCCGTTGCGAGGGTTCGCTATTCGTCATCCTCGTCATCTTCGTCATCTTCGTCACACCGACATATAGGGTGGCGTTCCACCGGAACTGGTACGTGTTTCGTTTCCAAACATCGGGGGCAGATAAACACGACATAATTCCAAATCGCGGTGCGATTCTTGTCGATTGGCGTCATGACCTGCATATCAGTCTTTCTCGTTCTGGTCTCACTTGATCATCCCAGTCGAGGGAAAACTGCACGCCGATACTTTCCAAAAACGTTAGGAGAGTCATCGCTACCGATTCCGCTTGCACTTCCGCAGAACTCGGAACTCCGCCTCGCTCGTGATCTCGTCACAATGCGGACAACGCACGACCCGACTTTGTCGCTTCCACGAGTAGTAACCGTTGACGCCGGGAATCCTCCCCCACGTCGCGCCGCCGATCGCCTCCTTGATCTGATTCTCGCAGTAGGACTTCACGCGCTCCGCGTCGGCGATCGTCCCCTTCGCGCGCTTCAGATTGAAGTGCGTCTCCCCCAACTCCGCCGGAAGATCCACCGTCTCGCCGCTGTCGTGCGGATACAACTTCGCCAACACACGAGAAGCCGCCGCCGTCTCGTCTGCCGGAGGGCACTCGCGGCGCTGGACGTATCCCCAAAAATCCGCGAGCTTCATCATCAACCCGTTGATGAAATCCTGGTGACGCTCGACCCGAATCGATACCGGAGAGTTGCCGCCGATCAGCGCGAAGACGTACGCGCAGTTGGTACCGGTCGCCAACATCTGGTGTTGAACTTGAACCGTGAACTTCAAAGGCGGCTCGTTGCCTCCCCAATCGCCGGCTAGAAACTGGTCGACGTTCTTCAACTCGACCGGGACCCGTCCGAATTGCGGATCCTCCGTCCACGCATCCAGCGTCGCGCCGATGTAGGAGATCTCAGGATGACGGTAGATCGAGAACTCGCCGGCCGGCTCGCAAGGCAACTCCGTCTCGAGCGTGAAGATCTCGCGCAAGCTCGGCTCGATCAGCTTCCCGATCTGCAGCCGCTTCGCGACCTCCGGATCGTCGCCGCCGTGAATTTTGTCGTACCAAACGGTATGCTCGCTCGTTCCGTCGTACCCGACGCCGAGAATTGCCGCCGAATCGGTGGATTGCAGAAAATCGCGGCGACGCTGCAGCCATTCGGGGCGGGTCGTACATTCGATGACGTCGGGAGACATAATCGCTGCCTTCGAGTCCAAAAAAAAGCCGGTAACGCTACCGGCTATCTTAGCGTCTCACGCTAACCAGTCAAGCCCTGTCAGCGGTTTTTTTTGAGCGGTTCGAGAAACGCGGTATCGGGACGCATGCCGGCAGCGTTCGCGAGTTTCTCGCAAGTCTCGAGCGTCGGGCATAGTTTCCCGTTCAGAATTCGGGAAATCGTGACGAAGTGCAAACCCGACAGCCGAGCCAGTTCCGCACCGGTTATCCCACGCTCTTCCATAGCATCCCGCAGGTTGTCCGCGAAGTTCTGCAGTAGTGGCATAGTTGACATGACATTATATTAGCGTCTACGCTAACTTATTCAAGGGAGGTTGTGACAATCATGCGTTGGCTACTACCGATATTCCTGCTGGTCGGATGCACCGTCCGGCACGAACACGTGATCGAGATCGAAGGCGTCGAGCCGCAAACGCCGGAAGAACGAGCCGCCGCCGATAAAGCTTTCGACAGAGCCAGCGCGGCGATGACATACGCCGACAGCGTGCACGGTTCGCTTGACGTCGGGGCCAAGCGGATCGCGTTTTTCAAAGCGGAAGCCGCCCTATTTCGAGAGTACCAACGCCGCGGCCAAGACGCCGACGCCGCGACGTGGTACGCCGACCAGATCCTTGGCAAAACGGCCGACGAGATTATCGAAGCCGCATCCGCGTTCGATCGAACAATTTCACCGCCTCGCCAATAGCCTCCGCGTCAAGTACCAGCTTTGGAAGCATGTCAAATAAGGAAACAAGGGTGGGCGATTGGCTTACCACAACATGGAACGGGTGTTATGACGACACCTGGAAATCCGTAATTGTGGACGAAGCCTTCGCCCACCCGTGACCGGCCAAGTTCGCCCCTGGCATGATTCGTCGAATCTACCAGCACCTTGCGAGCAACTACGGCATCGGCTCCGGCTCCGTTGTGGTCGATCCGTTCGGTGGCGTGGCTCTCGGTGCGTTGGGAGCGCTGCAGATCGGGGCTATCTGGCGCGGAGTGGAATTGGAGCCTCGCTTTCGAGAATTAGCCCAAGCCAACCTCGACAAGTGGGCGACATTCTACCCAAACGGGGACGCAAGTATCGTTCAGGGCGATTCTCGGCAACTGTGTGCGATTCTGGGGGGGCAAGCGGACTGCATCGTAAGCTCGCCACCGTATAGCGAAACGGCGTTAAGCGGCGGCGTTCCCAAAACGGGCCAAGGATTAACGCAAGGCAAGCGGTGTATCGATGACTACGGCGACACCCCTGGCCAGCTCGGCGGCATGAAGGCAGGCGACGTAGACGCAGTGGTGACGAGCCCACCGTGGGAGAAAAACTGCGAAGGCGGCTTCCGTGAAGGGAAGTTCAAGGATCCAAGGGACGCTCTGCAGGCTGGTCGTGGGCATGGTGCGAGTGATGAGGCGCGACTACGGCAACTGAAACGCGACGAGCAAAAGACCTACGGCGATTCGCCTGGGCAACTCAAACACACGGAAGGCGAGACCTTCTGGTCCGCTGCACGCGAGATAGTCCAGCAATGCCACGCCATCTTGAAGCCGGGGGGCGTAGCGGTGTGGGTTCTTAAGGACTTCGTTCGCGCTGGCAAACGTGTCCCCTTCTCCGACGACTGGCGGCGGTTGTGCGAGGCGTGCGGCTTCCAGATGGTGGAATGGATACAGGCAAGCCTTGTCAAAGAGGAGCGGCATCCATCGCTATTCGGCGGGGAAGAGGTTCGGACAGTCGAAAGAAAATCGTTCTTTAGGCGTCTCTGTGAGTCGAAGGGCTCGCCCCGAATCGACCACGAGGACGTATTGATTATGCGGACGAAATCTGCTTGACAAACCGAGGCGTTTTACGGGGAGGAAACGAGCAATGAAGTGGGACATCTTTTTCACAATCAAAGGGCCGGGCGGTGTTGTTACGGCACCAAACAGCACAAACCCCGTTGAATCAGCAAACTTGGCGTCATTGCTGAGAAAACTCATGGACAACCTGCCGGGTAGCGCTATGGGGGTTGACATCGAGTGTATTGGGTTGCGAATCTCTCCCGCCAAAGAGGATTCCGATTCTGTTTGCGAGATGACAGAATAACGATATTTTTCATGATAATGCGTCGAAGATCTTGTCGGCGTTGCTATCCCACTCCCACCAGCGCGACGCGGTCGCGTTTTTCCGCGTCAACAGCATACGAGGCGTTACCTCGAAGTCCAACTCGAGCCAGTCGACCAGCTCTTGAGCGTCGCGCAGGCAACCGCTGATATCTTCCAGGTGGATCTCCCGACAACCGGGATCACTCGCCGCATAGTCCACCAATAGTCGATCAATGCGACAGACGGCGCGCACGATCCACGGCAAATCGTGCGCCTGTCTTTGCCGTCGGTTCATCCACGACGCGATGACGTCCTTCACGTTCCGGCGCAACACCGCACGCCGCGGGATGTTTCGTTCCGGCCCGACGTACGCTGGGGAGAGATACCGCCTCAGATGCCCGTGACACTCGCCGTAGTTACCCCCAGACCATCGTTCGACGGGGAACGGCTGCCAATACTCCGGAGCGTGCGCGGTGTGCTTGTCGGCTTGCTCGTGGCGTACGGTGTGTGTCGGTGAGTGGTCGAGCATCCAAGCCAACCACGTCGTACCCGACCTTCCGCATGCGGCAATCCAAAAGTTCACGAAAGCAGCTCCTGAAGAACGCGAACGAATGCGGCGTTGTTGTGCTCGGCGACAGCGTTTGCGGTTTGGATGGCGACCGCCGATTGCGCCGGGTAATCCTCGATGATGGCGAGCACTCGCGCGGCGATGTCTGCCGGGTCGGTTGGGTCCGCCTTCCACGACTCCGGCAAAAACTGGATCGCCTGGCTACCGACGACCGGAACGCCGCGCATACAGTGATCGAGGGCGCAATAGTTGAAGCTCTCGCAAAAGCTGACTTGCAGCCCGACATCCGTACTGTCGAGCCGCGTCAAATGCGAGACCCAGCGCACCCATTCGAGGATCTCGACTTCGACCCTGCCACGCTCGAGCCAACCGCGGATAATGTCCGGGTCTCCATTGCGGACCGCGACTCGTAGCCTCAGCGGTAGCCGCTTCGAAGCGATCGCCGCCGCCATGAGCTGCCCCGGGAGATTTTTGACCGGATCGTGCCTCGCGATTAGGGACAACGTCGGAGGGTTTCCCAACCGCCGGACGCCGTTCATTTTCTGGATTACAACGTTTGGTATCCAGACGTGGCGATCGAGCAAAAGCCCCATTGTATTCCGGGGGTCGGGATTGCCTATCCAACAATTCGGGTTGTTTTCGGCAAGCCGCAAATGGTCGAGGTATTTGGGTTGTAGCGTCGGATGCGTGGCTAGATGCGATTCCGCCGAATGGTTGATTGTGACGAAAACCGTCTCGGGAAACCGATCGGAAAGCGTCCGGATATTCTCCGCCGTCATCGCGAGCGCCGAGTTGATCACCAGCCGCGGCCGGAGCGTTTCAATTCTTTCGACTTCATCCTCGAACGGCAGAAGGTGGCAGTAGATTAAGGCAATTCCCGCGGCGTCCGCAAGGGTCGTCATGTGCCGACCGTGCCAAGCCCACTTGTCGGTTAGCCCGGGTTGCCGGATGTAGAGCACGTCACACGCCGGCGGCGCCCATTTCCCGTTTGGGCATTTGGTGTCGAGATAGCCCGTCAGGCGTTCATGCCCGCAACCCAGGCAGGGCATGTGTTCGCAATCGCGGCAAAGCTCGAGCCGCGCTTCCTTGTGGCTTTCCGGGATCCGGGGGCGGTAGTTGCTGATGACACGCGCCGCGGCTTTCGGCGTGTCGCCGTCGGCGTATTGCGGCGAGAGATCGACGAACCCGCAACCGCACCGAATCGGAGGGGGCGGCGCGCCGGAGAGTTGCAGCTCGCATTTTGGGCATTGCCACATCACAAAGCCGTTACCGTTGCGGTTTTCGTCGAGCTATCCAAACTGCAACCGTTGTGCGAATGGTACGGGACTACGTCGGCAAGATCGGTACAGGGTTGCGTGGGTGTGCTGGTCGTTTGAAACAAGACATGATAGACCGTCACGCCGACCGTCGTCTCGATCCGCACTTGACAAACGCCCGGCTGATACGAGACGTAAACGTACTTCGTGTAGATCTCCGGATAGACCGGCGAAAATGTCCCTTCCCAACCGCATGAAGCGTTGCTCGTGAGTTTTGCTCGTGTCAAGACGTACGTACCGGGAAACTCGCGGCAAGCCGCGTTGACGCTGTAGGGGTCGAAGTCGCCCGCGATCACCACTTGCATCTGTTCCGGCGCGCAATCTTGGCAGCAGTTCGCGTGCTGGACGCAGTCGGTTTTGTTGGGGTAAACGTCCGAGAACAAACGGAAGTCGTCGAAGTCGCACGTAGAATCACCGACGGCCCCCATGCCAAAACCGGCGCGAGTTCCAGGAAGGATATTCCCGCTTGGGTAGATCAAATGTAGATCGTTGTAGGCGTTCATCGTCAAGCCCGACAATTCGCCGAGCACAAAGTAGGACCCGTCGAAGGTTAGCGAATTCAAGACGTTTTGACCGGCGGGGACGTTCCCCTTCCATTCACAAAGCGTCGTCGTTCCGCCCCCATCAACCTTGCCGATTCGCGCGCGAAGCGTCGATGTCCCGTTAAGATGACACTCGCCGAAAACATAGTAACCCGTTGCGGGATCGTACCCCATGATCAGCCGCGGTGTTCCCGTGTGAACCCCGGCAGTCGGCGTAATAACGCCGGTCACACACTGCCGACCGGAAAGCGCAACATTGTTGCGATAGATGATTGCGTTCGTGCTACTGGTGCGAATGGAACCCCCGACAGCGGTCCACGTTCCCGCTTTTGTCCATTCGGAGCCGATCCCACTTGCAAAATCGTTTTCGGCGGCGAGACAGCCGCAACAGTCGCAGGACGGACTCATTAGGAAGTTCATCGGCTAGCACTCGAGTTCCTTGATCCGCCACTTCTGGACGTCTTTGAAGAACGCTATACGGCACTCATCGTTGGCGGCGGCGTCGTGCGAGCCTTCCATGTGGTCGTGATGAACGGTTAGCGTCTCCGACGTGTCGGCGCCCTCATAGTGAAGGTTGACGTTACCGGAGCTTCCCGCGGTAATCCCACCGGTTTGCACGACCCCGTCATAATCGGGCGCTTGGAAGTTACCGATTCGGACCTTGGCCCACCAAACCGAATCGACCTGGACCTTGTAGAGAATTTGCGCGGCCCCGTACCAGTTCGACGTCAGCCGAAACGTGTCGTGCGCGATGTCCTCGAAGGGGTGATCCGCATAATCGACGTCGAGTTGCGCTTCTACCACGCCGTTGACAACACAGAGCCCGA